CAAAAACCAACACCAACACCACCATCAAGTGAGTAATGAAGGGTTGCCCTAATTCATTTTAGTCGTGCATAATTTTTGTTGATGGTGGGTTCACTATCGTTAAAAGAGTGTTGGTTATCACAATGGTTTCAAGAGTTGACAGAAAGCCTGTTATATATGGTGCTGGTTTTGTTCGATTCATCAAGCCAACTCTTGAAGTTACTAACAAGAAATTGCTACAGGAAATAATTGACAAATCTCGCGGCCATGCTATTAAGAGCATTAATGCAGCACACCTTGCAATGACATTCGAAGAGCTTGAAGACGAGGCATACTGGGCTGGCATGAACATCAATCACTCCTCTTGGGATTATGGCTGGGATGATGCAGAAGATGAAGAAATGACTAGAATAGCTAAGGCATGTGCTACACGCTATGCAACTAATAAAGCTGCCCTAAGAGCTAACAGAATTTCAGAAGCAAGTCATCTGTGCTACAAGAGCATTCTCACTGGGATTGAGGAGATTTACTATGGCCCAGAAGGATCATACATCCTTATGAACCATGCCATTAACGACAAGATATTCAACAACAAGGTCAGGTCAGAGAACTGGAATTGGGTCAAGACTGCTACTGCAAATATCATGAATGTTCAGGCTCCTTATTGCTTTCTACATGCTAGTGCAACTGCATCCCTGGCCACTCTAGGAGATGATGGATTGGGTTTCACTCAAAGGTATGCATGGGACATATACAAGAAGACAGAAACTTTGGCGCTTAGACTTGGAAGTAGAAAGAGTGTCCTTGCTCATGCCTATTACATGGGCTCACTCAGGAAGCATTTTGAACCATCTACGAATATGGCTGATGACTTTGAGCTTCCACTAACTGGTTTTGTAGAGTGTGAGGACAGCATCAAGGCCTGGGTTGTCAATGGTCTCCGCCTTATCAAACTGGGCAGGACCCTTATAGTTCTTACCCATGATGACTGCGTGAGTGTTTCTCTTCTTGCACAATGCTGGTTTAGGAATGCTGCCTACTTTGCAGTGTGGAATGGTTATGGTGCAGCAGGAGTGATTAAGGCGACAGGAGTAGCTAAGGACATTTACGGGCAGATTGAGAGGAGGATCAGAGCTGGCAAGAACTTTGCTGACTTCATAAGGTCAATGCATATCTGTGCTCAGAAAGAGTTCAATGATGTCTATGAAGAAGAGAGGGGTGAGGATCTTGGATGGAAGGTCAGGTCTGAAAATTACACCAAGGAGGCAATTGCTCTTGATGCATCTGGCCCAACTTACTATGAGAAATGTGCTTCTCTCGGATGTAGTAAGATTGATAGACTCAATGTCGGCCTTATGTACCACATGCTGATAGGAGATGATATGATGATCACTGATCTCATTGGTAAGGTAAAAGAGATGCCAACTAAGGTTCTCAAAGCTGACAAGAAAGAATGGGCTAGCTTCATCAACTTCTGTAAGAGCTACATCCTTTCAAGATACCTCTTTACCTTTAAGAGGAAGCCCATGCTCGGGGGTGATCTCGATCAAGCTAACAAAGCTTGGTTCAGCAGGTGCATGAAAGGCTCTTTTACTATGCCCAAGAAGGATGATTATGGTAAGCTGTACATTATGGGTGAATTCCCATGGGCTTGTCACGCTGACACCTGGCACCTAGATGCACAAGATGTTGCATATGTCATGAAGGACCTTGATGGCATGCGCACAGGGAAGTATAGGAAGGACAGAAAATGCGCCAGTGAGCTACTCATGGCCATGGAGAATGGTGAAGTTCTCAATCCTCTTACCGGCTCCACTCCTGCTAGCGCAAGGGAGAGGATTTCAAGAGGAGAAGCCACTCACATTGCAGTTCTTACAACTGCCCCTAAAGCTGAAAATGCCAAACCAAGCTGGAAGAAGAGGGTCACCTTCGCAGCCGACAATGAATTTAGAAAGATGCAAGCTGAGTACGATAGAAATGCAAGGAAGAGCATGATTTTCATTAGGGGCCCGTCCCTAGGTATGGACCAGTGCATCCTTGAAACACAATTTAGAGACATAAGTGTCCACACAGGAGCTACCACAATAGGATGCATTTGCTCTCACGACATCTCAGCATGGAGCGAGAGCATGGATAGGGACAGGAAATTTGACTTTGAGAAGGTTCTGATAGACATGACAACTCGCCCTGACATGATTAATATCAAGAAGGACTGGGACAAGATTCATGCAGTCGTCAACAAACTAGGTGCAGAGAAAGAGTATGCTCTACCTCAAGGTTCCTTCCAGGGCTTTGATGGCTCAGCTAGCACGATCCTTCATTCAATGATTCTCTTATATTGCATAGAGACTGCAAGGAACAAACTCATCATAACAAAGGATGTTAAGACAAACTTGGCAACTCTCATTGATGACTGTGTTGCTCTGATGGACAAGTTAACTGACAGGTCTGAGGCCAACAAGTTCTGGGATCACCTCAAGAACACTTACAGGGCTCTCGGATTTGAAGTTGATGAGCTCAAAAGTATATTCAGTACAATTAAGGCTATATACCTGAGTAGGAGATTCTTACTGGGGGGCGAGGTGCCAGCTGATTATAAGATATTCATTAAGGCACATGTCTCATATGAGGACCCACTTAGAAGCATAACTGATGTTCCTAAGGACATATTTGGTGCATTAAGAGGAGCATGTGATGCTAATGGCCAATCATGGTTCATTTACTACATGGCATGCGCAACTGCACTTGCAGAAATGGCTCACCAATGCCCGAAGCTTTTGGACCTTCACCCTGGTGCAGCTGCTGTTGTTGCTATAGCACCTCCTGATGAGATGGGCTGGGGCTTCCCTAGTATTGTTGACTGGTCCACCAATGACATTGTGGACAAGCGTACTCACTTCAATGCAATCATGGAGCTGGCTGCTGAGTTTGATATGGCAGACAGGCGTTTCACAGAGGGGTTTAGTGCATTTACCAGAGACGGATTGCGCATGTTTGCTGCACTAAAAGCCCAACCTTGGCGTATGGTCAGCTATTCAGGCCTCTTCACTAACCCTTACGAAGCTGTTAGAGATGGGCCAATGAAGCCAGACATGCTCAAACGTAGTGCCATTGCAGACATACTCAAAGACATAGTCAAGTCAGAACCCTGGAAAAGCTTGCTAGCCTGGAATACAAGCAACACTACAAACTTGCTGAGAGAGCTTCTAGTCAGGTCTGGTCCCCTTAGCGCCCCGGTCCTTGGTGCACTTGTAAATTGTATGCCAGATAACTATAGACTTGGTATGATTGGCAAGGCCATAGGAAGCAACAGTGTTTTAGACCTTCTTCCCAGGGGTACAAAGATCACTTTGAAGAGGAGGGTCCATCAGGTTGGATCTGCTTTTGTAACTCATGCCCTGAGTATCTATAATGCTGAACGTGGTCAGATCACCCCTGAGGATGTAGCTGTTCTATCTTACTCTGACAGGACAAAGATTGAAAGGGAGGAATTTTACGCTCTGAACAACATCGTCATGATTGACCACACATTTCCAGACCCTGTTGCATGCTTTACAAGAGTCCACGAATCTGTTGGGAGCAAGATCAGACCATGCGGTGAGAACATTCGGAAGTGGGACATTTCTGTGAATGTCAATCAGAAGCTGTCTGAGCGCCTTAGCAACCATGGAATGTACGTCCCTAGGAAGAGCCAAAGGGTCTGGGAGGTTGCCACAGAGTACGGCAAAGGATGGGACACAGTGTCTCAGAAGATTGCTTTAGGTATGGCTGTCCTTGCTCGGGCAAAAGCAGATGGTCATGATGTTGGTGGCCTTTTAGTTTATTTCCTTAAATCATGGAACGAATCGGCCAACATCACAATGGATGACATGTCTCTTATTGCAATCCAGGGATCTATAAAAAGACTAGATGCAAACCCAGGCAGCTCCACTCACCCTATAAGCGTTCATAGAAATATCTCAACTGCCTTTACAGTTGATATTAAGAACTGCATCAATGCTATAGCACCTGTTTGCAAAGAGAAGAGTGGCGGGACTTCACATCTCCATGACATCCACTCCCAGTACACAGCCATGAGGTGTGTTTGTGCCCTTATCTATGAAGCTCTTGTGGATCTAAGGTGCTCATCTGACAATTTAGAATACCTTGTTGGCTTACGCAGAGATGGAGTTGTTCCTATTTCAACTCAAGTCATGAAGACAGGGCTAGCTGCTAACAGAATGCTGCTTGAAATTATGGATTCTAATGAGCCTTATGGACTTGTTCAAGCATGTCCTGACCTTGCTGGTGTTATTGTTCCCCCTACCATGCAGGTGAGCTGGGTGAAGATGATTAATGCACTCACGGATGCTGACTATAACTTAGCTAACGAGCTCATAAGAGGCATAAAAGAGAAACCACTCAATGAAGTCCTTAGTGAACTGTCAACAGAGACTGCCACATACTCCATCAATGTCTCCCAAGCAGCTGCACCCATTGTCAGAAACTCCATGACTGTGAGCAGAAACCTAATAGTTGCAGTGACAGGCTCCAAGCCTAGCATGGCCGAGTCAGGTGATCTATACACAAGGTCCATTGGAAAAGTGTCTCACAAACCTAGCAGAGCATATGCTGAAGACCACCCTAGTGATGTCCTAGCAGCTATAGTCATCAAATCTAGTGTATGGCAGAAGCTTAAAGATATGAACATCAGTGTGCTATCTGACATCATCTATGGGGATATTGACACAGACCCCACTTTTCTCAGAGCCATCAACACAAAGCAGTTTTGGACAAGTGTCATTAGAGAGTGTACTATGCACAAACTCAAAGGGGTCTTGTCTGAGGTCATCATGAAAGCATTCTACAAACTTGGCATTAGAGGTATGCACATAAGAATGACCCCTAAGCATGATGACGTTGTTCAATCTGTCCTTTCTTATTTTGGCGGTTCCCTCAGAGAAATTGCAATCATATGCAGTGATGAAGTCTGTAAAATTGCTGGTAGGACAAAGAAAGACTACGACAAGCCACTCTCAGAGATTACTATAACTCATCAGCCTAGCAGTGCCAATTCTTCTCTTCGGAAGGCACATATGAAGAAGCTCATTAGCTATAATGTGGGGCAACTTAAGGACAGGCTAAGGAACATTGACCAGGAGAGAATAAAGCACAATGGAGATTTAAGAGTCTGCACAGAAATCGATGAGGAAGGTAAAAGATCTGTCAGTAGGGCACTCACTAAATCGAGGAGAGTCTTTCTCCAAGTCCGGAGAGCTGTCTACAAGAGTGCAGAGGTTTTTGACAATGGTTCTGTCCAGATTAATGTCCAGAAGCTGTTCGACAGGATAAAGAAGGCAGCTTTCACAACCATAACCAGAAAAACAGAACCTGATCCTGACCCCAAAGACCCTAAGAGGGATAAGATCATCTCTGCCAGAGATGCACTTGCTGTTGTCATTGAAGCTGAATACTCAAAAGAAAACCTCATGAGTGCATTAGACTTTGACACATCAGAGGCAGAGCTCAACGATGTCGTTCCCTACATGGAGTATATTGACCCTATGGTTAAGGCTGTCAAAGGTTATTGGAATCCATATCAAGGTGATGCTGGTCTCAGGTATGCAGTTCAACAGATAGAAGATGACTCGGAAGTGACAAAGGCAACTAAGTTTGCAGTCAGTCCTGCAGAGATTGCTCCTTTAGTCTACAAGAATGTCATGACTAGCAGGTCAACAACTACTGACATCTATGAGAAGGAGATCAAGCCACTTGACATTCCTGCGTTCATGGATGATGAGGAGGGATACATAGATGCTTTCAGTGATGAGTTCTCAGCTGCCATCTACAATGTGAAAATGGACCAGAAGCTTGACATTCCAGCATGGCAGGCTCTGTCTGCATGCATATACTCTGGCAAGTACTCGTCTGTTGAAGTCAATAATGCTCTTAACACAGACCTTCCCATGTACCCTAATACCAGGCAGATAAAGGAAGGAAACCTAGCCCGTTTCTCTGACTCAGAAATCTATGGCAAGTTCAAGACTCTCATTGGTGATTACCTTATGTGTGGTACAACCTTTTCTTATGCCTGGTTTGACGAGGATGACAATGATGGATACACAGTCGATGAAATAGCAACTCATCCGGGCGGGGGAATATTCTAGGCATCAGGCTGTAGCAATTTCATATGTGTATGTGCTCTCTTTCACTTTATGGTTAAGATTAACTATAGTTTAAATGTGTCTGTTACTTTTGTGTTAGTGCTTGCGCTTAGACGTGCTTGCTCTCCTTCTCTGTTCTCCCCTGTTGTTTTCTTTAGTGGGTGGTACCCAGGTGCTGATCGCAGCCCTCCCTCAGTGGGATATGTTGTAGGTGATAGCTGTAGCCATATTTGGTAAAAGGACACCATCGACTAAAAAATAATCTACGGCCAGAAGGCTTGGTACTCATCTGAGATGGTTTTTGGTGTTGGTTTTGCAGCTAACTCGGGAACCGAAGTTCCCTCGTGCTCGGATCTCTGGATAAATGTCGGCGGATTTTCCAACCGACAATCCCTACGACCTTGAACGGTGCATGCACCGCCTAACCTAGCCTTCTCCGTCATCCCATCGCAGTGATACCTGGTGCAGGAATATTGACCTGCTTTCCATC